GAAGAGTCAATTGCAGGATTTTAAAACGTAGCAGATTCTCGCCGGCAAGAAATCCGGCGGCATGTTTATTGAGATGGTAGGCGAGGCGGGAATCGAACCCACAACCCCCGGCTTAGAAGGCCGGTGGATTGCTCTTTCTAGGCCGGTGCTCTAACACCGGCAACCGCGTTTAACAATTCTCTTCGGTTGTGTTCCGTTTTGGTCAGCGAAGCGCGTTTTTCTGTGCTTCGTGTACCAAAATGAACCAGTCCTACCTTGTGTGTATGTGACGAAAGGCACAAGGTAATGTGACGACCGATACTCGCGCGCAATCACAAACAGTTACTTGCGTCAAGCGCATAAAGTTACTTTCTTGGTTCCACCTGGGCCGCCGGAATCACGACGATGCCCTCCACCTCAAGCGTGCGGGCGATGCAGTAGCGCATCGTGTTCGTGCGATCAATCCCAATCTTCGCGCCCAATTTGTCGAGATTGCGCGCCATCCCCGCTGTCAGAACAAGGTTGATCCTCTTCGTGCCCATTGCCGAATCATATCGGCCGATGCGTGCGCATTCCACGCCCAAAAACTCAACATCTCTGCACACGAACCACACATCTATGTGTCTTGCATCACTGACAAGCAATGAAAGGCGGATTACTAATGATCCTTCATTCAACATTACCTCCCGGAACGGCAAAGGCCGGCGGGCAAACCCGCGCGCAAGATGGGTTACAGCATACCGCCAACCATAAGAATTGCCCTGCTTGTATTGAGGCCGACATGCAATTGGTTGCGTTGGACTCTGATTTTTCCCGGTTCACTTTTAACCGGGCATCAGAGCTTTGGATGGAACTGCGGGGCCGGGGCCACTTGAAGGCGCGAACCCACGAAAGCAACCGCGGGTATCTTGACGCGCTGGCGCGATTCTTTGGAGAAATACGGCTCTGTGACATCACAGCCGGCCATCTCCGCGCGTATCAGATCGCCCGCACCGATAACAGCCTAGACGTGAGCGGAGCGCGCACAACGCCGTGGAAGCGCGGCGCGGGGCATTCGATTATCAATCACGAGCTTTCATGCCTGGCTCGAATCCTCAAGCACGCGCGGCTTTGGGTGAAGCTCCAACCGTATTACTTCCCGTTGGCGATCCCTAAGTGGAGTCCGCGCGACGTGCTGTCCGAAGAGGATGAGGAAACACTGTTCTCCGTTGCCGCAAGCCATCCAGAGGCCGCGCTGGCCTATTGGATTGCCTGTATCACGAACAACACAACGGCCGCCGGCTGTGAGTTGCGCGGATTGCGGATCAAAAACCTATTCCTCCGCCCGGCCGGCGAGATCTCGGAAATTTACATTCCCGAAGACGCGGTGAAGAATAGCAGCCGGCCGCGAAAGATCGCCCTCAATCGCACGGCGCGGTGGGCCGTGGAACAGTGCTACAAGCGCGCTTTGCGCCTGGGCGCGTGCGAACCGGAGCACTATCTCTTCCCGCTGCGGCTCAATCGTGAGAAGACGGCGCCAGGCGTCAAGCATCGGGATAAATACGACGCCACGCGGCCGGCGTCTCGTTGGTTCGTGCGCAAGAGTTGGGATAAACTTCGCGCGGCCACGGGCCTCAAGAACCTCAATCCCCACGATCTCCGTCACCAGTGCATCACGCGGCTGCTTGAAAACGGCGTAATGCCAGAGACGGTGCGCGCCATTGCCGGCCACGTCACCGCGCAAATGATGGAGTATTACAGCCACATCCGCCGCGAGGCGAAATACGACGCTGTCATGGCGATTGAGTTGGATGAGATCAAGCGCGCGAAGAAAGGCCCGCGCGTGCTCCGCAAGACGGCATAACGCAAAACGGCCGGGGGCAATGCCGGCCGTTTTGTTGTATCGTACGGTACAAACTACTTTCGGGGCGGTGCGGGTCCGCATCCCTTGAACGGATCGCTGGCCTCAAAGTGGCACAAGAAAGCGGCGTTGCAAATAATGGCGTCAGTGTTGGCCTCATTGGCGTTGCCATTCTCGATGTAATCGAGCAAATGCCCCATAAGATGATTGATTGTTGCCCGGCGAAATTCAGGGCCGCCATTACGCCAGTTGTTTTCACCGTGCTTTTTAGCGCCGTGCCCCATTCTGCGGGCCAGCGCCGCAACCGCCGCTTTAGGTATGAGATCGTAACGCTCTGTCATGGCGGAGCGCGTTGCGCCGCCTTCGTATACCGTTTTGCTCACCCTTCCCCCTTTTTTCTTTCCAGTCACTGTTACCCCACAGCACAAAGCCGGTTTCGCTGTCGTCGTAATCGGGATCGTAAATATATTCCATGCCGGTTACTTGTACCGGCGTTCGTAATAGCCGCGGTCAAAGAAATGGAAAAAGTCTTGCCCGAAGTGATTCACGGCGCCGTGCTCATCCTGGGTTACGCGAAACTCCCAAAACCCTACGTGCGCCGCCAGTTTCTTTTTGCGCATGAAAAGGCTTTGATCCGAAGTGCAAGCCGCTTGGAGACAATGCACCTCGCGCGGGAAGCAATACTCTGCCTTGTGATAGTGGCCCACAAGCAGGATGTGCGGCTTTTCTCCGCCCTGATAACTCTCCACCAGCTTTTGCGACGTGTAACTAATCGCATACGCCGATCCGCCGCCGGGATGAACCACGCGGCATACCGCGGAGCCGGAGCCGCAGCGCAAGGCAACATCGGCCTCGGCATAGCCGAGATAGTGAAGGTCGTTGCGGCCGTCCGCAATCGCGCGGGTTTCCATGTACCGGCCAATTTCAATGCCCTCACGTTGCGTGTACCATCCCTCGTGATCGTCGCCGGCAATGAAATGCGTGGTGATGCCCTTGCGCACCGGCCACTTATCGATGAGGTAATCGATCTGGTTATCCATGCCGGGCGCGGTGAGCAATTCCGTTTTGTTGAATCGGGCCTCGCCGTCGATCATGTTCCCGGCGTTGAATACGTGCGTGATGCCGCGCCGCTCGAAATGGTCATAGGCCGCATTCAGCACATCGAGCCGGGAGTATTTGCTGCAGAGGTGGTTATCGGTAGTGATGCCGTAAACCTGTTCCTCGTATGGCTTGGTTTTGATCTCATGCCGGCCCGGCTCCAATGCGGCAACGGGCGCCATGTCAAGGATTCCGCCTGGGCGTTGCACGATCATCACGCCGCGCGCTTGCATTCCTTCCACGGCGCCGCGGAGCCGCGTGAGCGTGACGCCCAGGCCCTTCGCCAGATCCTTTTCGCCGGCGTGGGCGCGCCGGAGAGCGGTGCGGATTCCCTCTTCAAGCTGTTCCGCTGTGAGCGGAGCCGCGGGCGCACGATCCTTGTAGCGCAACACGACGGTGTGATCGATTTTCAACCGCTGGCCGATGGTGCGTATGGAGAGGCCGCGCGCGGATAACTTCGCAATCTCCCGCTGCTTTGCGAGAGAAACCGTCTGATATTGATTCGGCATTAGTGCCCCTTGATTGGAATGAAATGGTTGAGAATCGCTCCGCCGGCCATCAATAACAACGCCCACACGCCGCGGAGTATAAGCACGATGGGTTCGACTTTCTTGAGCCGGCGCCCGTGCGCGGCAAGCGTGGATTCTAGGATCGGAATGCGGCCCTTGGGGTTTTCGGCGTCCTTATCGCCGAACAACTTTGTATGCAACACCGCAACATCTTGCCGGTATGCAGTAACCTCTTCGCGGTATCCGCGGATTTCGTCTGTTAGTTGGTTAAGGATTGAATTCTCATGCGGTGACAAGGGCGTAACTCCTGATCTAACTATGCTTAGTAATCAGGAGTTAGCGCCAGTAGAGGCTAGAAGACATCTTTCGCAATGGCGATTGCGTAATAGAGGCCCTCGGCTCCGCCGCCGGCCGATTTGAGCGCGGAGAGATCGCGCTTGAACTTGCACATGCGCGTCGTGCATGGGGCCGGGTTAAGGATCGGGTGCAACTTAGCTTGCAGATCGCCCGTTGTGGCCTCGACGTTCTTGGCGATCCCGTCTGTGTGCTGTGTCAAGTCCGCGGTGTTATCCATCGCGCGCTTGAGATCGGGCAACATCGTGCGGAGATCGGCAACCGTGGCCGTGGTTTGGGTGAGCGTTTCCGTCGCCGCATCCTCTGTCTTCGTGCCGGCGTTGATCGTGGCGCGCAAATCCGTTACGGCGCCATTGGCATTATCGAAGAGCGCGGTTCCGCGTTCATCCCAGGTATTCAATTGCTGTTGTTCGTGCCGGGCCACAAGGTCGGCGTGAATGATGAGGCTTTTCGATGCGCCGGCGTCTTCATCGATCATGGCGATTGTGCCGTGCGGCGCGTTAAGGTGCGCCGTGGTTTGCGCAAGGCCCGCGCCGGCATCGCCGAACTTATCCACGGCAACGATTACATGCCGCATCAAACCACAACAGCCCCAAACCGCAAGCGCGGCCAGGGCTGTCGTGATTGCTAGAGCGTAGATGGTAACCACGCGGCGCATTACAGGGCCTTTGCAACCGTGGCAAGCTGCGGAACCGAAGAGAGCACCGTCTTTGCCATGTTGATAACGTTCACGTCGAGGCCCACGTTGGCGAGCTTGTCAGCCGCGGCCTGGCCGCCGGCGTTGAGCAACGACGCCACTTCGCCGAGCAAAGCGTAAGCCGCATCCTCAAGGGGCACAGCCGATGGCACGATGGCCGCGGTGATTCCCTCGACGACGGTCTTTGAGGCTTGTGCGGCTGCGATGTCCTTGGCGACAACCGGCTCCGCCGCGGCCAGTTTCTTGAAGGCACTTGCGAAGAAATGCCCGACTGATTTGAAGCTAATCATTTGCGTTTCCATTTCTCCCGCGGGCGCGGGCGTTAAGGTTGAGGGTTGGCCGGTGGGATCGCCGCCGGCATCTAAGGGTTTCGCTTTTGCGAGGCGATCTCCTGAATTGAATCCTTGAACCAGCCCCACAGCTTTGCCCAATTCAAAGGCCAATCGGGAATGTGGCGCGCGATAGAAGCGAACGCCATTGATCCGCCGCCGGCCGCGACGGCCGCAAGAATCGTGTTTGCATCGAAGTGCATAACCTTCACCTCTTACTTTGAGCGTGCGCCGATCCGGGATAAGTGGGCCACTTATGCGCCGTGCGAGTAAGTGGCCTTGTGCCCCTCGACAAAGTGCGCGGTGAGCACCATCTGGCGCATCGTGGGCGCGAAACTGATATGCACCCATGTGCCCTCTTGAATCACCTGGTCGAATTTGATTGACCCATCGGCCATGATCTTGTGAACGATGTCGAGAGGCGCGCCGGCATCCGGGCAAATGAAATCGGCCGCGTATCCCGTGGTATGCGCCGACGTGGGCACTCCGCCCACCGCCTTGTTAAGCGCCGGGCAACGGTAACCGCTGTCAATGTGGAGCGGTGCGCCCAGGAGCGCGCGCACTTTCTCAAGGCCCGCGGCCGTTACCGCTAAATGCTCCGCAACATCCGCCGGCGCGGTGTTATCGATGCCGCGGCGCGCGGCCGTGCTTGAAAACGTCAACTCTTCGAGCGTGAAATGTTCGGATAGGTTCATATAAACAAAATGGCCCGATCCTTGCGAACCGGGCCACTCTGCGCGAAGCGTTGATTACTTGATTCGTTCGATGATTAAATCAAAATTCCACACGCCGCTTGTGTTGGTTCCACTACCGCTCGTCTCCCAGGCGATATTCACGCCGCTGTTGAGATTCTGCACAATGGCCGTGGTATTGTTCCAACTCTCACTCGTGCCAATCGTGGCGGAGTCGACGCCCAATCCGTGAGACGTAACGCTCCCCGTCTGCGCTTCCTTCACCATCACGGTTACGGTGTATGCGGTTGTGCTTTGGGTTGTGGCATATACGTTGCCAGAAATACGGTACACTCCGGCCGCCGGCGTGGTATAGGCCGTGGCATAACTTCCCGTCACCGTGCTCTGAGAGGTCAGGCCCATCTCGTATACAACGCAGGGAAGATGGTCGTAACCATCAATACATCCGAGGGTGTTGGTTTTATGCACCGCGTACGATTCGGCCGTAGTCAAGGCCGTTGACGCGGAGCCGGCGGGATCGGATGCGGCCTCGGCGGTGCTCTGTGCCGTAGACGCGGCGCCGGCCGCATCAAAGGCCGATGTGGGTTGCATGGCCGCGGTGCCCAACGTATTGCCCGACGCGCCCGTGGGAAGGATCACGGCGCCCTGGGTGGCCGGTGTGGCCGCGGGAAGATCGGCCGCACAGATCACCCGATATGCCGGCGCCGCGGAGCCAGAGCACGGGGCCGCCAGGAACAGGTTCGCCGCCTGGCTGTTGCGCGTAATGGCAAACGTTCCCATCGCGGTAATCGATGCCGGGCTTACCGATTCATCGCCCGGCACAGTCACGGCGATTTGAGTTACCGTTCCGTTGCCATTGCCGTTGCCTGTTCCGCACGCCGATCCGGTGTTTGTGAGCCAGCCGGAGTTATCCACCTGTAAGCAATAATGGCCGCTCGAAGCCGCCAAACCGGGAAATTGAATCGTTGATAGACCACTTATCACGAACCACTTTAGGGGCGATGCGCCGCCGCCATACACTGTGAATCCGCCCGTGCCACTGTTTGTAGAGCCGTTCACGGATACGGTGGATGTGCCCTCACTGTCGATGTCCGAACCGGCGCCCCCGTAAAGCCGGAAGTGATGAACCGGAGAGCCGCTTGCCCAGGAGTCGATATTGCACGAGGCTTGATTTGCACAATTGAGACGCCACGCCTCAGCCGCCGCATTGGGATCAAAGAAGCGCGCGTAACCGAAAAGCGTTTGATTGCCGCTTGCGTCAACGGTCGCCACTGTCGAGGGTGATGCGCCGCCCGATGAAAACGCCACACCGCCTGTGCCCGAATTGGCGGAGCAGTTGAAGCACACATTTCCTGTGCCGGCCGCATTGACGGCTGTTCCCGCGGCGCCGCCGGCGGTGTTGAACTGCTGCAATTGGAGCCGCATCACGTTGTTAATTGAGTCTTGAAACATCCAATTACTCTGGCCGCTAGCGCCGTCACTGAGGCCCCAAAGCCAGTTATACTGTGATGCGGTTGTGCCCTCATCCACCTGGCTTTCCCACTGCAAGCCGCGCACATTGCCCGCGCCGATACCCAGGCGCAAGTGGTTGGTTACGGTTGCATCCTGTTGGCTTGCATACCAGTCACCGTTCATGCCGTTGGCGGTGCGGTGAAAGGCATCCCAAAAGCTATTGCGCGAACCGCCGTCAATTAACTTGCCGGTGAAGAATGTGCCGCCGGTGAATACGGCATTGAAACTTGAGCCGGAATCGGCTTGATACTGAATCGTTGAATTCTCATTGCGAAGGCCGTCGACGGTGTTGTTTACCGCGTTCGCGCCGAGGTGAAACATGGTTGCGCAATTTTCAATATCTCCGCCGCTCCACGTGTTGCCGTCACCGCCTAACAGGTTCACGCCATACGTGCCGGAGATCGGATTGCCGCCGCTCGTTGGGCAAACAATGTGCAGCCGGGAGAACGTGCCGGCATTGGAGTAATCGCCAACCACAGAACCGGACACATGCCCCGTCATGGTGAGACCGGAACCGAAACCGTTGATCGTATCCGAATCGAATGTGCCGCCGGTGTAATCTCCCGTGCCGTCAAGATAGACGCCCGTTTGCCCCGTGGCCGCATTGCCGTTTAGATAGAGGTTCCGCGCATCGATCTCCTGGGTGCGATAGAACGCGAGGCCCACGGCCGCGGAGCCGCCGCTTGCCGTGACCAGGTTCACGTTGTCAATATGAAAACCCTTTGTGTCTTGCGCGTAGGTTGTGTCGCCAACCTGGATTGCCGAGGCCGATCCGGTGAAGTTGAGCACCGATGCGCCCTGGGTTCCGCTTGCATTCGATCCGCCCTGATAGCCGCACCCGTGAATGGTTACATTGCGCACGCCGGCCGGCACAACGATTTGCTGCGCCGTTGTGATCGTAGAGCACGGCAAATAGATCACCGCGTTTGGCGTCGAGATGGTAACACTTGCGGCCATCGATTGAGCGGAGCCGTTGAAGGCCCGGCCATCGCACACGCCTCCATACGTGCTATTCAGCGCGGCAATGCACGCGGAGAGCTTCGCGCCGAAATCGGCACCAGCCAACGTGCTCACATCCGTCGAGCCGGCTATACCGCTGGCGCCGCCAGGAATCTGAAAGTTGAGGATCGCCGCGCTTCCCGTTCCGCTGTTGGTTACGGCCGCCGACGATCCGGGCGCGCCGGTGGTAACGGTTCCGATTTGAACTGTGCCGGCCGGCCCCTGAATTCCCGTCTGTTGCACGACGAGCGCCGTCTCAATCGGTGCATAGTTGTCAAGATCGCACGTTGTTACGCCGGCCGAAGTTGAGCACCAGCTTTGCCCGGAGCTTGCCGGTTGTAAGCAGGGATAAGTGCCCACGATCTGCTTTGCGGTTGGCTGTGTGGGATCAATTAGCTGCGCGTAGAGGCATAGATTCTTGGGGTTGGTCAGATAGGTATCAGGAACCGTGACGCCCGTTTGTAGGGCACCCTGCGTCACGTTGAAGCATACCTGGCTTAGTATTCCCTGGCCGCCGTTCCCATACTGAAAACTAATCGGCACACCGCCGTTGTTCGTGGGAATCACGCACAGTTTTCCGGTGAACGTTTTGCCAGCCAGCGTCTGTGTATTTGCGGCGGTGAGGTTGACGGTTTGCGCGCCGAGGCACATCGCCAACGCAAAATAAGAGGCAAGAACAATGAACGCGCGGAGTCTCATACCTTAGTTATGAGGCCATCCGCGCAATTCACGCTAAAGGGTCAAGATGGTTTGCGTAAGTGGCCCGTTGCTCATCCATCCCGAATAACCGTTCGCATCTGTAAGGAAGCTGCACGCCCATGCAAGGCAACCAGAACTAATTGCCTGGGCCGCGTGGGCGTCGTTATATCCCGCGTCTAACATCAAGGCATTGCCGTTTCCGCCGGAAGTTGCCACGAACAACACCGGGTCACTCGTTCCCGCTTCGGCGGAGCCGGCCGCGCCGGCTGTCGGATTGATGTTCGGGGATTGCATGGTGAAATTTGCATCAAGGTACAGATAGAAGTAATAGGTCGTGTTCGGAGTGAGCGGGCCGCTGAAAATCAATTCAAAGATAACTTTCGGAATCTGTACCTGTACGCCAGAGCGGTTGACGGCGGAGCCATAGGGCGAGTACATCCACACCTGGCCGCCGGTCGAACCATACGAAACAAAGCCGCCGCCGCCATAGACCCAAACCAGAGAAGACGGGTTGATATTGCTCAGTGGAAGCGAAAGCGCGCTTGCGCTTTGCCAGGTTGCCGGCAAGATACTTTCAACGCTGCCGGTTGCAAGCGAAGACACGGCAACGATCATATAAACGCCGGTGCGGAGCGTGGTATCTGTCCAAGTGGTTGCGGTGCCATCCCAAAGCACCGCGGCGGTGAGCCAATCCGGCGCGCCGGGCGTGGTATAGCGGATTTCGTAGTGATCCGCGCCCGTGACGGCGTTCCACGAAAGGATCGTGCTCGTGCTCCCCGATGTGCCGGTAAAGCCGGTGACGTTCGCCGGCGCGTTGGCCGCGGCCACAACGGTAATCGTTGCCGTGACGGGCGTGCCCAATAGATTGCCGGCCCAATCCATGCCGGTAACTTGCACGGTGTAAGTTACGCCCTGGGTTCCAACGAACGTGCATCCTTGCCCTTGGATGTTGCCCAATAGTTGATAAGCGCCGCTCCCGGCCTTAATCATCACCTGGCCGCCAACCGCGGTATTTCCGTTTTGCCATCCCACCGCAACCACCGATGCACCGATGGAACTGGCCGCCAGTCCGTTTTGGAAAATCTCACTTAGGGTAAGGTTTTTGATCGCCGGCGTCGTGTTCGGAACGCCGACGATCTGGCCGTAATTCGGGGTTACGTCTTCATACATTTCCGCGTTGTATTCGGCGCCGGAAATCTTGAAATTGAAATCGCCGCTGCGATCTATGCGCGTCACGCGGAACAGCTTGGCTGGTTGCGATCCGGCGCTTTGGCCGTACGCCCAGGCGCAACCGGGAATCGGCGCAATCGAAAATGATCCAGCCACAGTGACAACCGAACCGCCAGGACCATTGCTTGAGGCCGGCGTAACTACGACGTTCGATACCGGGAGCACATCGATCACGTTGACATCGTAGAGCTTCACAACTTGCCCCGCAGCCAGGGCAACCGTCGCGGCTTGCGGCGTGAGCGTGTCTACCGAGATCTGCGTTGTGTTGTAGCCGTTCACAATGTATTCGGTGCCATCCGGGCCAACGGCCTTGAGGATGCGGCCGGTGGGAAGCGCGGCCGTCATGGTGATTGCTGTGCCGGCAATGGTCAAGATGGTTGCGGTTCCGCGGAGCACGACGGGATGCTGTACGCTCACCGTCCAGCCGCCCGGCGTTCCGAAGGCAAGATCGGTGCGCTCCACATTGACCGTTTCGAGCGTTGATCCGGGTTGCACACGGCCGCCGACGCCCCATTGCGTCACATCGGTTTGCACGCCGATCACCGAACCGGGCGTGCAACAGCACGCCTCGATGGGCGCGGTAAGCTCCATTGTGCGCAGGGTTAGCTTCGTGCTCATCAGTTGGAAATAGGCCCACCGCCACGCCTGGTCGCGGCTCGTGCATCCGATCAATTGCATACGCGCCGGCTTTGGCGAAATGCCTGAATTGATGTCTGCCTCGGTCATAACGGAGACGGGCAAATCAGTGCGGTAACTGCGGGCCGCATCGGCGAAATCGCATTCGATCAACACGCAACGATCATCGAGCGAAAGCCAACTTTCCTTAAAGCTGTCTTTCTTTGTGTTGCCCACAGTGAAGAGTTGCACCGGCTCCGCGGGCGCATCGATTACGACGCTGTAATTCATGCCCATCTGCACAACGGCCGCGCGGCTCATGTTGCCGATGGTTTGCAGTGTCTTCCACGCATCGCTTTTTTGATCGAAGACGCCGGCGAATACCTGACGGCGCGCCTCGCTGCCGTCTTGATTTGTGACTATCTCGTCATTGAATTCCGCCCACGCCACAAACGCCGGCACATCGATGTTGGCCGGCATCACGCCCATGCCGTACAGCGGATTCGTGAGCACGTCATAAGCCACGACGGCCGGGTTGTCTGTCTCGAAGCTGGCAAGGGCCGAAGGCAACACGGTATCTTCGCCAAGGCCATGCACGATGTCGCACATAACTTGAAGATCGGCGCCGCTCATCTGTGCGGTTGCCAGAGCTTGCACGCCCACCAGGATCATGTTCGGATAAGCAAGGTTGGAAAGCGTGATCTCGTTGACGTTCCAAAGCCAAATATCGCAAATGTGTTGTGCATCGGTGGAATCGGCAAAAACTATCTGCCAGTTTTGGTTGTCTTGCTCATAGCCGATCTTTGTTACCTGCACATCCCACTGGCCGGGCGCGAGGCCGTAGATCGAAACTGTGTCAAAGAATGGCGACATATTGCACGTTTCAACCATGCGATAGCCTTGCGTCCAACTTGTGACGCCCACTGGGCCGAGCGTGGGATCGCACGGCTGCCACACGCCTTGAAACGTAGTGCTTGCGTCTGACGAATCGCCGTTCATATCGATGGTGGAAACGGTCTGTGTTCCGCTCCACACGTCGCCGGGCGTGTGCGATCCGTTATCCCAGGCGTAGACAATGCCGCTGCCGGCAAACCGATCCGTGGGAACCACAACCCAGGCCGGATACACGGCGTTGCCGTTCGGATCGGTTGTGAAGATTTCCTGCGTGGTATTCGGAAAGAACGGCGCTTGCCATGTATCCGTGCCGTGCGGCGCAACCTGGATCAAGTAAATGAGCTTGAGCGGAACATAGTTCCCATCGTTTGTCGTGCGGTAAAGGCCGCTTGGAAACTTGCAAGTGATCTGCAGGGCCTGTATGTCTGTGCCCGTGCCGGGAACGGTTACCGGGCCATTGGAAACCTTTAATTGTGTCTCCTGTGCATAGCCGTTTACGGATTGATCGAAACCAGCGATGGGTGTTTGATTGTTCGTTCCCAGGCGCACCTGATACGAGCAATTGGCGTATTCGGAAATTGGCTTGCCGTTGATGAGCACGTTTGAAATCTGGAGCGCGTGGCCGAATCCGTAACACACGAGGGCATAGATATAAGCATCTTGCCCGTCAAAGCTCACGTAGCTTGAAACTACGTTGCCGCACCATCCCATGACGCCGTAACCCTTGGGAACAGGAACGCCCGGCTGTGCGAGGCCCTTGGGGCCGGTGGGATCGTAGGTTGTAGAGAAAGCCGGCTGGCTTGGCTGGCCCGGTGACAACGCCCAACTAATCAGCAAAGCGCCGCCAATCGAAAGCGCCATGCCAAGCAACGCCGCGCCGGTGGTCACCGCAAAAGCTCCAACGCCGCCGGTTAGCATGACATCGATCAAGCCGGCCGCCGCGGCCAGGTAACCGCCGGCCGTTAGAAACGTCATAATCGCCGATAGGCCGATCATGGCAATCATGCCCGCGGCGCGACCACCTGTATGCGGGAAAAGCACAACCTCTTGCCCGGCAACGGGCACGGTGCGCCAGATCTCGGCGTCTTCGATCCGCTCTCCGCAAATGCTTGCATTGAACTTTTCCGGCTCAAGGCCGGCGCGCGTAATCAACGCGCCGAGGCTTTCGTTGTCGAGGGCCTTGATAAGTTCCACGCGGCGTTGTGATGGTTGGAACGGGTTAAGCACTTCCACGATGCGGATGCTACTTGGCGCAACGATTGCGGATGATTCGGCCGCCGGCGCCGGCATCGAAACAATTGAAAGATCGGTGCAGGTTACTCCCGTTTCCATCGATAGAACCCCTCAATACGTTTGTGCCACGGATCGGCGTTATACCGCTCCCTTGACACTCCGCATTGCGGGTGCGCGTGAATCATGTAACCGGCGCCGCATACGACGCCAATGTGCCACGGTGGACAGGCCGAACGGATGAGGATGCCGTCGCCGGGTTGGGGATCGTTGACCCGCTCCCACGTGCCGGCGAGGGCCAATGCAAGTTCGTGAATATCGCTCTTGTAGTTAGGGAGCGCGTTGCCGATGCGGCGTTCAATCTCGAGAAGTAAGCCAACGCAATCGAAGGCGTCGGGGCCGCGGCCTTTATCCGCGTACGGCTTGCCCAACAGATCAAGCCAGGTCGACGTTGGGAGTTTGGCTGTCATATCAGAGACAATTGCAAAGCCGCGCGGCGTGGGCGCGCTTCCAGTGCCCGCACCGCGTAGCGGCTTGCGACCACCTTTTCCCCGTCTTCTAGTTCCACTAAAACACTGTTGCGCGCGCCGCGCACAAGAACGCGGCAGTGCAATCCCTTGCGGCTCCGCTCTCCCATCCGCGGATTCCAAAACCAAACATGATCGAAGTTGATTTGCATTAGTTTTGCGCCGCAAGGGCGATGCCGTTGGTTCCGATCCCTGGGAACGCGCCGAAACGGGTCGCATTGTCATGGACCAGGCAACCGTTCGCGCCGCTGTAAGTGCCGTCGCAATTCGTGATCGTTCCGGTATATCCGCATTGCTTTCCCTTGTAGTTACTCACCCACATGCAAAACGTCGCACGGTAAAGGAACTTCGGGAACAGGGAACGCATGGGAGAGGCCGCGCTGCAGGTAAGGTTTACGAATTCGGCCGAAGAGTTTGTAGACATCACTGTCGTTGAGATTGCCAGATCGGGTTCGCCAGCCGGGTGCGCGGTGTTGTACACGTAGAGGTTCGCGTTTGCGCCCGCAAGGCCGCCATATTGCTCAATCAATCCTTGTAGCATCCGCATCACATTGGATGCCGCAATTGAGATCGTTGGCAGTTGGCTGGTCGCGGTTTGCTCCGCCTTCACCTCGAAGGCGAACGGTTGATAGGTTTGAATGCCGAGGCCGTCGCCGGCATCGAATTGCACCGGGTCAACGTTGCGCGCCAGGCGCACGTGCTCATTGTTCCAAACGAGATCAAGCAGAATAATCCACGCATCGCCCGATGCCAGCTTGGACTTATCCCACTGTGAAGCCATCGAAAGCACAGCCATTGGAGAGTAACCGGCGCTCACGTTACACCTCGGTCAATTCAAAGTGCGCGCCGTAACGCTTGACGCCCTGGCCGAAACCAATGTCAGAGGTTTCGGGGAGTGAAGAGAAGCGCACGAACGTGCCAAGCGGCGCCGAACCGATCATGCGGCCGTATGGCGTGAGCGGCGTAAGCAACGCGCAACCCACGCAATCCCAAAACGCGGCGCCATAGTTGGCGATGGTGGGAGAAGATGCGGCAAGCGTGATCGGCGAGTTGCTAGTGTTGGCTATGGACCCGCACAGCGCAACCGTAAAGGCCGCAGCGTTCGCCGGCACGGTGAATTGATAGCTGTATGCTTGCCACGCGGCCGAGGCCGCTACGGGCGTTCCTGTGAGCGTAGAAAGCACATTGCCGTTGACATCGAGAAAGTTGATTGCCACGCCGGCGGAAAGCGTTAGGTTTGGCGTCTGACTAAACGGCACGCCGTACACCTGGCCCGCGAAGACATACACCTCGCCGGGGTTGCATGGGATCGGCTGGTCGGCGATCACTTGCGCTGTTACCGCGGAGATCGCCGCAATCGTCTCACCATCCACCGGAGAAAAGGCAACGGATTGCGCGCCGTCTTGCGCCAGCGTTGCAAGGCCCGCGGCGATGTGCGGCGGATTCGCCGGCACGTTCCAACCGAAGACAAGATCAACCGCGGAGAGCGCCGGAAATTCAAAGCTCCAATTCGGCAAGAGGTTGGGATACAGAAACGCATTACCGCCGCGGGCCGCGCCGTTCATTACGAACGCATCGAGGGCGCGCATATCCTCATAAACCAGATTGCGAATGTTGAGCTTCCATGTGCGCCGGGCGCGGGTGAACCGCGGGCGCGTGGAAACGTAACCGCTCTCCGCCTGATCTTTGATCGTGTCGTCTTCAATAGACTTCGAGGAATCCATCGCCGGTTGACGCGATAGAGACGGGAAGATCAAGGGAGCGGTTGCCATATCTCCAGCGTGTTCCGAAATGCCGAAACCGCGCTAAGTTAGAGGTATGGAATTACGCTCCACTGTCGACGTTTCGGAAGCTGTTGCCGGCTTAGACGACTTACAAAAAAAGCACATCCCGTTCGCGCTTGCGAAGACGTTGACGGCTTGCGCAAAGGCCGGCCAAAGCGCGGTGCAAGCGAGCTTGGGTGAGAAATTCACGCTGCGCAATAACTTCACCAGGCAAGGTATCCGCATCAAACCGGCGGAGAAAAACGCAACGCGCATCGAGGCCGATGTCCACACGCACACCGATACGCCAAGCCATCCCGATTACATGGAACCCCAGGAAGAGGGCGGAGAAAAGGTTCCCTGGGGCGGCCATCACTATATCGCCGTGCCTACCAAATACCTACGGCAAATCGCCGGCCAGATCGTGCGGTCTGATCTGCGCATCGGCGTTATCATGGCGAACATCGGCGACGTGTACGAGAACGATCGCACCATCCGCGGCCTCAAGCATCAGCGCGGAACCGCTCACGCCACAGTGTTTTTTATTCAGGAATTCAACGGCCGCAAATACGTGTTTATGCGCTACTACAAGATGCACCAGGCCATGCCGATTTATCTATTGATCGAAGAGGCGAATATCAAGCCGCGCCTTGAAATGGAACAGACCGTCGACGCGGCTGTGCAAGCGGCATTCCCGGAAAAGTGGAGAGACACATGGCGCCAGATCATGGTGCGCGGCCTTCGCGTCACAATCTAGTGCGGTATCACGCTCATTAGCGCCGCGGCAAACGGCCCATTCGTGCTCAATTGTTTCAAACCGATCTGCAGCCACTGGCTCTCGCCGCCGTCACTTTGACTCTGTTGCGTGTCCGATACCTCAAGCGGCGCGCCGTTGTTATTCAATACGACTTGAATCCCTCCGCTTGCTCCGGCGCCCACTACGCTTTTGCCGATCTGTGCGAGGCTTGCCGCGGCCGTGGGCATGGTTCCGGCGCCGCTGGCGCCCGCACCGTTCGATACCGGCGATACTCCGCCCTTGTGTGTGAGTGATGCCAGGAGATCACCAAGCAATCCGGCGCCGGCCACGCCTGGGCGTGACGTGTCACCTTTGAAGCTGCCGCCCATCCATCCCTTGCCGCCGCGGCCGTTGGGATCGCCGAACAACGCTCCGAAGAGTTGCCCCTCGGCGTATTGTCCGAGATCTGCGGTCAAATTCTTTACCGTCTGTTTCCATTTCTTATTCCAACTCTCATCGAAGTTGAAGAGCGGATCGAAGACGGCGTGTGCAATTTTCTCCCCTTCGCCTTCGATCTCCGTCGCGTTCTTTTGCAACCATGACAGCGGGCCGGCCTCCGATGATAGCGGCATATTCTGCATGGGAATCGTGGAAAGCATCGGCGACGGAGCGGATGTCGTCTGCGGTTGCGTGATGGTATCGTCGGATGGCCCTAGCGTGGGTTTCACGTTCGATTTTGTGTTTTCTTCAACGGCCTGGGTTAGCTCTTCAATGTTCTTATTGGCTAACTCAATCGTGTTGATCGTCATTATGTTGTGATCTCGGCCGGCGCCTCTTCCACCGCCGCCAGATCCATCGCCGCCGGTAGAGCCAGAGCCACTACCGCCAGCACCCGCCACCACGTCCGGGCGCGCCGGCACATTTGACGGGTGCAAGAGGCCCGCCTCGATGCCCTTCATGGCGTCCACGAATTGCTTTTCTTCGGCCAGCATCGCGTCGTGATCGGCCTTTGAATCGTGCTCTGCCTTCAACGCGGCATCGCGGCGCGCCTTCTCTTCATCCCGATATTTCTGTGTCCAATTGAACTTCGATCCGACGTTGTAATCGAATGCGTTGATGGCATTCGTGAGGTTGACATACTCATCTTTCGTTTCCCGAACGAAATCCGCCAACCACTGAAACGCGGTTGCGATCTCCACCGCAACCAATCCGGCCTGGCGGCCCGCGGCCGTCCACAGATCGGTGCCTTGCGTTACCTGGGTGAAATACTTGGCGATGCCCTCAAGGGCCGGGGCTAGGGCATCTGTGAAGGCAAGCGATCCGCCGCGCACCTCACCTTCAACGCGGCTCATCTCCGCGTGCAGAGCTTGTAATTTTTTGATGCCCTGCTCGTCAAGAACTAACCCAAGCGATTGCGCCTCGCCGCGGTATTTCTCAATTGCGCCGGCGCCCTGATTCAAAATCGGGATAAGGTCTTGCCCGGCGCGCCCGAACAGCTTGGACGCGATAGCGTTCTTTTCGGCGCCGTCTTTCATTCCGGCGAAGCGATCCGCAACCAACTCCAAAACCTTGTAGAGATCGCCGCCCTGCGCTTCGAGTTCCTTTTGGCTGATATTGAGCGCCGTGAATGCCACGCCGGCCGCTTTCGCGCCGTGCTCCCAATCGAAAATATCCGTCGAGAGCTTTTTGAAACCCTTGCTTAAGGTTTCAAAGCTCACGCCGGTTTGATCGCTCATATATTTCAGAGCGGAAAGATTTTGCGTGCTGATTCCGGTCTGCTCCGCCATGTGTCCAATTTCCATGCCGAGATCGATGGAAGATTGAACCATGCCCTTCATCGTGCTCAAGACTTGCTGCAAGCCGAACGTGACGCCGGCGAACGCGAGGCCCTTTTGTAGCACATCGCCAACCGAGGCGAACGATTCCGCGGTTTTCTTTCCCTCTTCGCGCGTCTGTTGCAGGTGCTTGTTTACCGCCGCAAACACCTCGCCGGTTTTGTCTTCGCCGGCGACAATGATGGTAACGCCGTTCTTACTTGCCATCGGTCAATAACCTCTGATTTGATTTTGCCCCATAAGCGGCAAACCACGCGCTTGCGGATTCTTCCATATCGGCAAATCGGCGCCCGCGCTGTTCCCGCGGTTTCCGGCCCATGAGTTGATCGGGCGTAACCGGATCGGAGCCGGGTTTCTTGTGAGGCAATAGGAACCATTGCGCGAGCCATGCGCTCTCTTCGCGCCGCGTTTTCATATCGCGCTTGCACCGCGCCGCGCGGCCCTCAAGGATGAGCCGCAATTCCTGATAAGTAAGTGCGTAGAATTGGGCCGTCGCCATTCCCATATCGCCACAGCACAGCCGGAATGCGTCTTCCCACGTCCAAGCCTTACCGCGTGCCTTGCGCCCCGTCGTGGGCCGTGTCTGGCCCTTGGCGGGGCCTATCCTTTTTTTGGCTGGTCACCGTAATACTGATTCAAGCCGATCAACACCTTTGCCGCGGCATCCGTGGCCGCCTGGCTGTTATCGATCAAGCCGCCCACGTCTTCAATCGTGAGCTTTTCGTTTTGCCGTTGGGCATCGGCAAGCAACGCGGCCCAAAGATACAGCCGCAGGTTTTCCCCGTTGACGCGGAGAATCGGCTCGTCTTCGCCGGTTTCTTCGTTGTGATTCGTGCCCACTGTCTCAAGCACGCGGGCGCCCTGGCCGCCGGCGGAACAGATCGTGATTTCGGTATTGAGGTTGAAGGTAAGTTCCCGGCGCCGATCAAGGTCGACGTAGAGCGGTAGTTTCTTAATCATGGTTGCTTACTCCCCTATTTCGATTTCAGATATTTCTCAGCCATTCTTGCGTCGATGGTTTCGGCGTGATCCTGCCAGGGCACATACGGTTTATCGAGAAAGACGTTAATCGCCTCCAGTTTTTGCAGATTCGCGGCGCCGCATAACCGTGCATCTTGAGAATGATCGCCACCGTACATTCTCTGTGCCACGTCGCCAAACGCAAAGCCACGATCAATAAAATACTTATGCTTTCGATTCTCCATCGGCCACACCTCCGCCATATCAAAAGAGGCCCTGCCTGCGTTCGCAAAAGCATCGGCGCACGGCAGATTGCTGGCCGGGAGGCGCCGCGATTGGGCGCTGCAAAAACCGGCAATACTCAACAGAATTGAGATACAGATCAAATTCCTCATGGTTTCTCTCTCCTAAAAGTGAGGGCGGAGCCACTTGGACTCCGCCCTTCCCTCGAAGACGCCGGCGAAGGCTTACCGGCGTTCCCCTCATCCTCATCCGCACGCGGCGGAATCGGGCTTGTGAAGTTACTGTGCCACAACCGAGAATGGTCCGTTGCCGGCCAACTTGATTGAGACATCCTGCAGCTTCGTGTTGTCTCCGCTCCACTCCCAATCCGTGATAACGGCCGGGCCGACAAAGCTGTTCGCGGTGGAACCGCTTGCGGTTGTGGGAAAGAGCGTGAGAAGCAACGGGATGTGATTCAAAACCGCATTCAGCAGGTATTGCTGCGAAGCATCGCCCTCGATGTAATCCAGATCGGCGCTTCCATCGAAATCAAGCAAGCCGCTCATGCGCGATTTCCATCCGTTGTTTCCGTGATCGGTGGAGTCGAGCTCGTCGGCCTTGAATCCGCCCTTGACGTTTTTCAGGCCGGCCAGGATCACAATGCCCGTGCCGGGGTTGTAGGCGATCTGCGCCTTGTACCCTTGCAACTTCGAGGGAAGTTGCACCGTCACCGCGGTAACCGTGACGTTGGCTGTTCCGTTGGCTGCGGTGTATGCGGCCGTGCTTGCGGTATCGGGCGTGTAAGCCGCGGTGAGCACTGCGGCGCCCACGGCCAGGCCGTTCGCCGGGATGTTGATAACGGTTTGCCCGTTGACCAGCTTGGATGCGGGCGAAGTGTATCCGCCCGAAGAAAGCTGTACGGAGCCGGTGGGAGTTGCGCCAGTGCCGGTAACGGCAACCGTTACAGGCAACACCTGCATGTTGGTAATCACTGGCTGTTGCGGTGTTACTGTTACGTTGGGTGCTACGGCTGCCATTTAATTTCCTCCCGGCTCACAACGCGGAGCCACTTATTTTGTTGATAGACGGGTTATCCCTGCCTACCTCCATTTCAACGCGGATTGTCATATCCGCGCAAACCTTGTCGCTTTGCGACTTATCGAGATAGCCGATCTCGATGTTATCCACGTAAGTATCGGCAACCAGGCCGCCGAGGGTTGGGTCAAGCCGCACCATTGTCCATGCCCACATCACCAGCGGATCAAGCGCCAAATCTACGTTGTTCGTTGCGGCGATGGAAATGCGCACGACAAACGACGCGTCGATCTTCACCGCATCCTGGGCGGCCTCGGTGTATTGACAATCGATCTTGTGAGGAAAGAGATTGAAGGCCGTCTCGTTGGTTCCGATGGCCTCAAAGCGTGCGCGATAGGCCGTTGCCGGCGATCCTTCAAAATTGAGCTTGGCGAGGATCGCCGTTACGGCTTGCGTCCAAATCGTTTGCACTTTCATTTGCGCCGCCAATCTTTCGGCCGATAGAGCCAAATCAGGAAGAAAGCAAAAGCAACCCAGGCCACGGACATCAGAACCCCTCTTGAGGCACATCCGGCTGCTTGCTGTCGTGGGCGTCAAGCAAGACAAGCTCATCCGCCACAATGTTTGTGAAGTAGCGCGCCTGGCCCGCGTCTTCCACTTTGAACGTGCGGAGCTTGCCCTCGACGTAAACCTTGGAACCCTTGCGGAGATAATCGCGGGCGATCTCCGCGGTGCGCGCAAAGAAAACCACGCGATGCCATTCCGTGTGGTCTTCCCAATTACCGTTGCGCTTCACCCGTTCGTTGGTCGCAATGGATACCGTCGTCCGCAACGTTCCATTCGATTCCTTGACTTCGGGCGCCTGGCCCACATTGCCGAGTAACCGGACTTCGTTTACTGATTTGCTCATTGAGATCACCCTCGCGCGGTGTATACCGCTCCATTCGGTTCATGAGAGAAAAAGGCGTTTCCATTAGGAACCTGCCGACTTGAGATAGACTTCGGTAACTTGCGGGTCGTGGTTATCCGGCATTTCAAGCACGGTGTAACTTCCCGCATACGGGCCGGCCATCACGGTAACTGCATCGCATGGTTGCGGCGTTGCGCTGAAAGCGTTGTAGGGGATGCGCAAGATAAGTGTGTTGCGTTGGAACTTACCGGGGCCGGAGCCATGCGCAAAGGCATCCGTCCATTGCTCAAGGATTCCAATCGCGGCCGGCTCATCGTTCCACACAACGGGCACGCCCATATCCGCAAAGAACACGCCGAGATCGGAATCCCCAAACATGGTTGCTTACTTCTCTTTCTTCGCGGGCGCCGCTTCGACACGGCCGTTGGATTCGAGGTAAACGAAATCGCGGTGCTTCAACTCCACGATGTCGCCGGCGTCTTTCGTGACAACCTCGCCGTTTACTTCAACCTTCATGGCAATCAGGAGCTTCGCCTTGACGGGGGGTTTCTGGCCTTTCTGTGTTTGAATCATCGGTCACCTCTTCGGAATCAACCCGCACCGCGGGCCGCCGATATGTTGGGCCGGGGTCGCCCTGTTTTAGTGCGTTGCCCCGGCGTTATGCTTGCGGCGCAGTGCCCTTGCTCTGTTTCCCTCAATCCCCCGCATCTCCGGTTAGGAGGTGAACGGGGGATCAAGAGGCCGCGTGGTTGCGCGTGTTGGTTGGGTGTATGGGTTAGGCTACGGCCACAAGCTCCATCGCCGTGAAAGCCGCGATGTGGCGGATGGCGTTGTCATGCAGCGAACGCATGGTGAGCACGATGGCGCCCGATCCGGCCTGGGTGTACGGGTCATAGATCACCTCGACCACGCCCCAATCGGCGAAGATCAGTTGTGCCCAATCGCCGAATACGCCCGTGTGAAGGCCGGGGCCGGTGTATCCGGTCTGCGTGCCGTTGGTCGGAAGCTGATTCGTGACGGCCGCGGTATAGCCGAGCGGTCCCTCTTCCAATCCCGACGGGTCATGCTTGCCGGGCGTCCAAATCGGCTGCGCATAGCCGGCCGCGAACATCGGCGTCGACTTGAGCGCGGCGCGCATTCCGGGCGTCACCATAAAGCCGGAGGTTGCCACATCGGCATCGGCCGCGGCGGGAATCGCTTCAACGTTCGTGATGTCCGCATACGACAACATTTTCGATGTCGTGTACTTGCTCACGGTGCCCGTCGGATTGACCACGGCAAGGCCGGTTGCGTTCAGCAATCCAACCGGGCCGGGGCCGCCAAGCGGGCCATTGAGCGCCGCGTAATCGAGGGCCAGGTTGCGAACCTTGTTGAAGTCCGCGCGGATCAGCCCTTCCACATCGGGCGAGGTGCTTGCCAGCAACTCGATGTCAACTCCGCTCTGCGTGGAACCGCGCCGCGGCTGTACGCTCACAAAGTCCATCGTGAGATCGGCGGGCGTGACGGTTGCACCCTCACCGAGCCACTGCCAGGTGCCCGCTCCGCTCTGACGCGGCAAACGAACGATGCCCTGCAATCCGCCAAGAACGCGGGCGCCAAGCTGCATACAGCGCGGGCGGTGACGGAGCAACTCGATCACTTCGGGCCGGGTGACGGTTTCCACCGCGGCGGCCTCAGAGGTCAGGCCGATCTGGCCGCCACTTTCCGCAATGGTCTGCGTGCCCAGGGCGCGGGTGAGGGCGGAGATCGGAACGAAAAAGCCTTCCGGCGTCTTGCCCAACCGCTTGCCCAACTCTGCGGACATCTCACGCTCGAATGTGGCCGTGCTCCGGCTCCCCTTGAAAAGCTCCGGCTTGACTTCGCCCACCATCGAACGAATCAGGTTGACCAGGCTGTAATTCCGCTGGTCGCGGCGATCCGCGCTGGCAAACGTGTGGTCACCCAGGGTGCCGACCTTGTTCGCATCGTTCGCGTCAACGATCTTGCGGGTTACGGAATCCTTCACGGCATCCGCGCTGGTGCCATCCTTGATAGAACGCTGCGCGTCTTCCACCGTGAAATACTTGCCAAAATCCTTGTCAGCCGCAACGGCCATGATTGCATCGCGCCGGGCCAATTCGATTTCAGCCGGATTGAGAGTGTTAGCCGTCTCGGCCATATTCCTTTTCTCCTGTTTGGGTTGAACTTCAATGACGGGTTGTGCAACGGGCGCGGGTTCGGCGCTTCGCCGCAAGACGGTTTCAAATTCAACCGGGAATTCTTCGCCGGCGTTTTCCGAACGTCCAACGCCCACGGTGGGATCGGCCGGCACGGTCACAAGCGATGCGTCGAACGGCTCCCAATCGGTGACATCGCACCGATCCGGCGCGTTCGGGTTGTCTTCATCCTCGGTGCGCACGATCTTGTGAACCTTGTAACCAACCGATGCGGCCTTGAGAATGCCGTCGTCGTAATCGCGGCGTTTCTCCTGGCCCAAAGGGTTATTGCTGAATTGGCCGGCAACGCGAAGCGATCCGCCTTTCAGCGCGTAATCGTCCACGGCGCCCAGGTGTTGATTCGGGTCATGGTTGAAGAGCAACGGAACCATGCCGGAATCGAGGCGCTCACAGCGCACCGCGCTTTTGTCGTGGTTCAAAATCTCGTCACCGAACCAACGGCGCACCGGCTCTTCGCTGCTCACCGTAAATTCAAATCGGCCCGGATCGGCGCCAGAGCGGCGTTCGCCCTCTTTCGGCGCGGCGTCAATTTTCGCGGCGCGATGTTGAACAGGTAATGAGGTTGGAACATTCGTCTTGCTCATATCTTCACCATGCCCTTGAATCAGATTTCCGCGCTAATTTCACTCCGCGTCGTCTTCAATGCCCTCAAGCAGTGAGGCGTTCGCCGGGTGCATTCCGCGTACAAGCTCACGCTTTGGCGTCTTCACTTTTGGCTTTGCCGGCGCCGGGCGCGACTTCGCCTTCGGCTTTGCCGGCTTTTCGTTGGCCGGCGTTTCCTCTGCAGCCGGCTTGTTTTCTCCGCCGTCTCCGCCTTCGGCCGTCTCATCTTCGTTATTGATTTCGCTTGTGCCCTGGCCGCGGATGTCCGTGCCAATCGCCAAGCCGAGCTCGTCGGCGTAATCCTGTGCCTCTTTCATTTCTTCAAACACTTCGCGCCAATCAAGGCCCAACGCGCCGAGTTCTCGTTGATGCGAACTGAATGCGTTTTGCACTTCGAGGGTGCTGGCTTGCACGTCTTTCAGCGGATCAACCCAGGGCCAACGCCGCGGATGCCATTTGAGCGCCGTGCCGGTGAACCGCTTGCGATCCGCCAAGGGCAAATCGATAGCGCCATTGATGAGCGCGGCGCCGAGCCACGCATCGTAAATCGGTTCAAGCACGTTATCGATCATCGAATTTTGCATTTCCATCCAGAACTGGCGCTCTTCCAATTCGCCAAGCCGGCCGGAACTGTAATTGACGCCTGAAAGATCGCTGCAGAGCTTGTGATAGGCAACGCCGCAGCCGGATGCGATGGCCCGGCCCGATTGCTTCATAAACCCTTCAAAGGCGTTCGTGGGATGCGCGGGCGTGTGCTCCGCCAAGTGCTGGCCTTGCGGCATCTCAAGTGCTGTACCGTTGCCGATGTCGACGGCCTTCGTTCCGTCCGCGTTGTCACCGTCTCCGGCGAATTCATCTTCGGGCGCGTTGGGATCGGTTTCAACCGAATACACCGCCATTGACGCGATGCGCGCCGCGGCAAGCTCCGCCTTGAAATATCCGTCAAGCATGTTGAGTTGATCCATGCTCGATGCGAACCACGGATAGCCGCGCGTCTGTCCGGTGCGGTGCGCGATAAACCAGTGAATGATTTGATCGGCCGGCACACGCACACGGGCCGCCGAACCGAAGAAACCCTCGAACGGGTTCCCGCTGAAAATGTGGAAGGCCAGGGGCCGCTGTTGATCGTTCACCTCGACGCCCATGCGAATCTGGCGTCCGTTCCCCATATCGAAGACGTTGTAAGAGTCGTCAAGTTGATCGGCATCGATCAATTGAAGTTGGAACCCGAACGGGTTGACACTCTTCGGCACGTAAACTTTCTTGAGAATCTGTTCGCCGTCGCGGCCCGTGTTTTCAACGATTAGCTGTTCCAATTCGCGGAGCGAATACCGGCCACATACGGTGCATGATCCTTTCTTGCCCCATTCGTGCCACGCCTGGGCAAGCTCATCATTCACCGCGTCGTCAAGATTCAAGCGGCTTGCGCGGCTCTTGCGGAGTTGCTTTACCTTGAATGCCAACCGCACGCCATGTTCGCCGACGACGTTCGTGCGCAACATCCCCAGGAATTTTGAAGCAATGGGGGAATTGATCGCCTGATTTCGCGCACGCGCGCGGAGCCGGCGCAAATCCGTCACCAGATCTTGATCGATGGAACGCGAGGCCGTGGGCCAATCGTTTGTAAGCCGGCCCATCTTGGCGCCGCCGAATCCGCCCCATCCGCCGCCGCCAAGCTGTTGCATTGTGCCTTCGGATGTAAGCGTGCGCGCGGCCACTTGGAAACCGTTGCCGGCAGCCATCAAAGCGCGTGCGAAGAATCCCGGTGCTTTCTTGTTTGCCACGTTTTCCCCTTACAGTGATTGCTTGAAACGGAAACCGATCACGCGCCGGCGCACGTATTCACCCGCGGCCCGGCGCTCCGCCCTGTATTCGTTTTTCCAGTACTCGCGTTCCTTGATGAGTTCCATGCGATCAAAGCGGCGGAGTTGCCGGCCGTTAATCGTGTACTCTTGAACGCTTGGGTCGCTGTTGCCTAACAGGCACGCATTGATGGCATCGAGGTTTTTCTTCGCAATGCTCCGCACGTCCACCGGCCCGGTTGCCGTAGCCAGGTTGGCTTGCACGTTCACATCTTGAAGAGGAATGGTTACCTGCTGGCCCGCGGCCGTTGTGCCGGCGATCCCTTGCAGCACGGCCAAGAGTTGATAGCTTCCCGGCGCGCAGCCGGCCGTTTGCGTTGACGTGGCTTGCACATCGAACGTCGATTGATCCGCATCCGCGGTGATCGGCGCACCAGTGCCCGTGCCGGCAAGCACGAACCGCGCGCTTGCGCTATCGAAAACATAAGTGAGCGAGTAAAGCGCGCTTGGATAGTTGGGAAAGCTCCGCGTCCAATTCCACGAATCGCCCTGCCGCAGCATGGTTGGCTCAAGCGGCACATCGGAAGCGTTGAATTCGGGTTCGGGAGTTAGCGGATTAGCAATCGTGCCCATAACTTCACAGTGGGCTTGATTGCGTTTTTAGCGCGAATTTAGGGGAATTAAGCGGGAATAGGAAAGCGCGCCGCAACGGGCGCGCTCTCTAAGGCAGACCAGGGAAACGATTGTTTCTTTTTCGCCCATCATGCCGGCGCCGGTCTGTGACGGCCGGCACAATAGCGAGTGACGCTAGGCAACGTTCGCAAGCATGGTTTCCGGCGTGTCCGGTTCATCCTCAAAACACACGCCACAGATCAACACCGAATCCGGCTTGCCCCAGGCATTCTGGCCGCACTCCGGGCAAGTAAACTTCGTTTTGCTTTCCGTCTTTGCCTTCGCCTCTGCAGCCATCGGCGCCGGCGATTCCCAACGCAACTTGAGGCCGGTCTTGGCGAGCTTCGCATACGCCTGGGCATAGGGGCCGCCCTTTATCACAAAATGCGTGACGTGTTGCCCTGTCTCTTTTCCGCCGGGTGCGCCCGTGGTTGTGGGTTGCAATCCCACCGCTTTCATCTTCGCGGCCCACTCCCTGTCGTGATAGCAACGCCGCGGCGCCCGGCCGTGAGTCTGTTGCCACAAATGCGCCATCTCATGCGCAAGCGTGGAAAGTATGCGCTCATCCGATTCATCGCAGAATGTGTCCGGGTTCAATGCGATCTCATGCACCGTGGTTTTGTTCCCGCGGCCGTGGAACCGTTCGGGAGCGAAGTATCCGCGAGCCTTTGAATGCCGCTGCAGAGTCACCATCACTTGCGGCAAGCTACCGGCGAACAGTTGGGCGTTGAAGAAATCGAACGCCTCTTGAAACCCGTTGTATTCCTTCGTCGTAATCGTGTCTTTCATCATTGCGCCTCTTTCGCATGGGTTTGGTAGTAGTTTTCCGGGTGTTGTCCAATCGCGGGCCACTTGCCGAATTCAAGGCCGTCGGGCGTGAATCCGAACAGCCAACAAAGGCAAATGAAAAGCGCCAGCATGAAGATCACCGCCGCAACGTCTTTCATAATGGATTTCATTTCTTGCCTCTTCATTTTGTATCGTACGATACAACCAGAAGGCCGACTGTGACGGCCAGCACAACCGCGTGCGATGTGGGATTACCGGCCCAACCGTCCGAACCGGCTGCGGAGTTGATCGGCCGCCCCGGTGCGGCGCCGGCGGCCGGGCGCCGGCTTGGGTTGTGGCGTGGGAGCTGGCGCGGCTGATTCGGATTCGGCCGCCGGCTGATTCGGATCGGGGCCGATGGTTTCGTCGGCCGGTGCGGCCTGGGGCACGCGCTCAAGCTCCGCCCGGTGCTCTGTCACCCAACGATCAAGGTTGCGCTTGATCTTGCGGAAATTGGTTTTGCGAACCTGCAGGGCCGCCCGCGCGTACACGAAACAATCTAGTGCCTCGTTACGTTGGCCCGTCTTCACCCATTCCATGCGGGTCACAAAATCCTTGACCGTCTTCACCAGCTTTTCGGCCGTCACCTGGCGGAAATAGTCTTCGGGCAAATCGATGGCAAAGTGGCAATAGCCGCTGCCGACCTTGGCAACGCGGAACGACGTGAAAATGTCTTCTTTGGCTGTATCCACGCCCACCGTGTAGAGCAGTGTTTTATACGGGCCAACCTTATTGCCGGTGCTTAGGAGCACTTTGCCGATGCCGGGGCGGCCCACAATGGCGTGCCAGTGGCGTAGCTCATGCTTGCGGGTGAAATCGTACACCCGTTCGGTGTGATGGCCGCCGGAGTCAATCAGGGCGCATTGCACACGCATAGTGACGCCGTAGGCGTGCTCCCATTCGATCTGTAAGTAATCGCGGAGCGCATACCACGGGCTTGCCGGATCGGTATCGGGCAACGCCGGATCGCCAAAGAATTGCCGGTGCTCAATCACCCATCGTTCGTCGTCAAGGCCCCAACCGATCACAGAACACTCTAGGCGATCATCCTGCGTATCAACGCCGGCGGTGAGACAGAGCACGCCAGCCGGCAAGAGTTGTTTGTAATCCTCGCGCCGCTTTTCCAACTCACTCATGTTGGCGCCGGTTCCGCGGATTTCCCACGTCTCGGCCAGGCGCGTGTTTACAAACACCTTCATGCGCTCAAGCGATCCCTGGGCCTCTAACCATTCCTGTATGATCGTGAGCCAATCCAACACCGGAGAGTAAAGCGCATTCAGGTGAAAGCCGGCCGTCTTGCCGTCAACGCTCTTCGTGGTTGCGCGCCATTGTCCGCGGCGGATCATTTCATGTTTAGAAAATTCGCGGATTTCGCAACCGTTGACACAAACGTAATACCAATCGAGCACACGCGCGGGTTCGGTTGGGTCGGTTGGTTTGGTTGATGTCCATTTGAGCCGCGGCCACTCAAGGATTTGCATTTCTCCGCAATGCGGACAGGGCACAAAATAACGCCGGTTATCGCTCGATTGCATCGCTTTCTCGATGCGGGAAAGGTTTTTGATGTGCGGTGTTGAAGATAGCAGAATTTTGCGATTCCAAAATGTTGTAGCGCGCTTGACGGCCAGGTCGACGGGATCGCCTTCGGTTCCGGCGGAGTCTTCGTAACGGTCAACCTCGCCAAGAATTACGACGCGGATTGGATTTGAGGCCAGGCCGGCGGGCGCGTTGGCGCCGGCGATCACAAGCATTCCGCCGGGGAATTCTTTATTGAGCAGGGTATTGCCCGAATCGCGCGAACGCGGAGACGGGAAGAGCTTGCGCAAGACGGGCGTATCGCGGATGGTTTTGGCGATACGGTTCTTACTGAATTTTTCGGCCTCACCTAAGCTGGCCTGTACACTGAGCATCGGCGCCGGTTCCCAATGGCTGAAATAACCGATGGGGTTGATTTCAAGGCATTGCGTCTTTCCGGTTTGCGCGGCCCACATCGACACGATGGTTTCAATACTAGGATCAGTAACCGCATCCATCGGTTCGCGCTGATACTCCGCAAAATCGGTGCGGAACCGGCCGGGGTTCGCGCTGGTTTCCTTGGGGATGAAGGCGAACCGATCCGCCCACTCCGAAAGCGTGAGAGCAACCGGGGGAAGAAACATGCGCAAGCCAGCGGTGAACGCGCGGCCCAGGGCGTCAAAGCCTTCGGGTGAAGTGCGGTATGGCGCGCGCGTGCTCATGCCAGTTTCAATACCTCTTGAGAAAGCCGGAGTGCGGCGCGTTCGCAATACCGCTCTTCGGCCTCGACGCCGATGGCCCGGCGCCCGGTGAGCTTCGCGGCCACAAGGGTTGTGCCCGATCCCATGTACGGATCGAAGATCGTTTGCGCCTGTTCGCCCATGAGCTTCAAGCACCAGAGCATGAGCGATAGCGGTTTTTGCGTGGGATGGTAACGCTCGTCATGGTGCCCGGCCTCTTGCAGAAACCCGTTCCACCGATACCGGAACCGGCGCACCGCGCAATTGAGGTTCGTATAGGCAAGCTCACAATCGGCAAAGTCTGTATCGCCGCACATCTTATCCCACACGAGCCAACCCTTTGCCGGCGGAACCCGAAAGTAATTGCCGCCCCAAATGACAACCCGCGGAGCCAGGGCGATCAAGGCGTCGATAGTCTCTTGCGGCGCCGGCGCGTCGTCCCAATTGGAATGCCCGTAATCGCGCTTGGGAATCGCCGGGCCGTTGGCCTTGAATCCGGTCATGGTGCGCTTGGCGCCATAGCCGAATGCGCCCTTGCGGGCGGCCCTGAGTCCATAGGGCGGATCGGTGAGCACGCCGGTAATGCCGGTGATCGCCGGGATGATTTCGCGGTTATCGCCGTGGTAGATAGTCACACCGCCGTGTTCGTAATACGGTTTCATTCGGCCTCATCTTCATCCGGCGCCGCGGAGCGGGCCTCGCGTATGGCGTCAATGTTGGCAAGGTTGGACAGCATAGAGCGCACCTGGCGATCAATCGCGGCGAATATCTTAGCGCGATCCGTCATGCCGATAAGCTGTGAGGCCAACGCGGCCGGGAGCGCAAGCAGTAGAGTCTGAATGGACTTGTTAGCCGATGTGAGCACTTTCTCGACATCCGCAACGGCCGCAACCTGGCTACGTTCGCGGGCAAGTTGAAGCTCTTTCAGATCGGCCTCGGCGATTGTCTTGCGGGCCAGGGCCTCTTCGTAACTCTCATCCGGGTCTGCGGAGCCATCGGGGCCATTTCCGGGCCGGCGAGTTCCGGCTGTTCCGGCAATTTCGGCGTTCCGGTAGGCAACAAACCATTCAAGGGTTGTGGGCCAATCGAGGGTAAAACCGCGCGGATCGCTCTTCGCCGGTAAACCCTTTTCTTTAATCCACTTGCGCACGCCTCGATCCGAGACGCCAAGCAACTCCGCAACGTCTTGCACGTTCAATGCGGAGTAGTTTTTTCGGGTTTGATCGTTCGGCATGTTTGCGGAACCGGAACTAACGACGAAAAACCCTGTCGCTAGGAGACACGTGGGGCCATGCGTCACCCGCAGCGGGCCACATGGGGGAAGGACCCGTGAGGTAATGCCCCTCTGAGGTCCATCCTTCGCTTGGTTGCAAGCTAGTCAGTATGAAAGCGTTAGCTCGATAATCCTCCGCGTTTAGATGAACGGCCGGCCCGTAAGGGAACTGGTTATATGGGACTAGGCACGAAAGCGCATCACAAAAGCCGCCTTACACTTGCCTTCATGGCCCTCAAGCCATGCCCAACCCGCGGCCGTTCTCTAACTCTGTGATACCGTTGGCGTGGCAATCCGCGCCAATTCACGGCGCGCAATGATCTTGCCGGCAAGTGTTCGCATAGTGACGGCAACCGCGCCGTGATGGATCGCAAGCGCACGCTTCGCTTTGCAAATGTCAAAGTGCTCACGATATGTGCCAGCGTATTGAATCCAACGTGTTGCAACGTTGATCTTTACAGCCATATCAAGCAACTCTGCGGGCGTGTCCGCTATCATGTGGCACATAATCAGGCGCCCGAACGGTGCGGCCATATCATCCACGTAAACACTCACGATTCCGCCTTTCGTTGATCCAGCCAATCCGCCCAGGCTTGAAGCATGGTGCGGCGTTGGGTTGCATATTGCGCGCGGTTGTAGATGCCAACCACGCCTTTCTTGTTATGGTTCAAAGCCTTTTCAATCCAATCGGAGTTGTATTCCTGTTCGGCCAGGTTGGTTGCCGCGGTGCGCCGGAGATCATGCACGGTGAAGTGCTCAATCTTCGCCGGCACGCACGCAAGAGCGCGGTTCAATGTGCTTGCGGCCATCGGCGTTAGTGTTGCGCCGGCCATCGGAAACACGAATCCGCTGCGCTCATCTCCGCGCTTCAATTCCTCAAAGAACGAAACAGCTTGACGGCTCAAATACACGATCTGTGCAACGCCGGTTTTGCTATTTTCAGCCGGTATTTCCCACGTTGCCGCGCGGCAATCGATGTGCTCCCAACGCGCCAGGCGTAGCTCACTTTTGCGCGTCAACGTCAAGAGGATCAACTGCAGGGCGATCTTATGCCGGCGCTTGATCTTCGCCGCGTCCAACGCACGCAAAAACACGCCGATTTCTCGAGGTTTTAGCGCGCGGTTGCGGCTCCGAACTGTGCCGACGAACTTGGGTTTAATCACGTCCAACGGGTTCTTTTCAACCGCGCCGCAAACCAAGGCGTAATCCCAAAGCCGCTTGAGCAAGTTGCGGAGCGCCAACGCGGCCGAATCGTGCCCGGCGCGCTTGGGTTTCCAAATGATCTCGCGCAATGCGTCAACGTCAACCGCTGAAATCAGCTTTTCACCGATTACCGGCCATATATCGCGCTCAAAGTAACGCCGAATGGGCGCCAGATCCTTGCGCAAGTCTTTCAGTTGCTCCCGGAAATAGCATTCGGTGAACGCGCGAACCGTCAAACCGCGTAACTCTGCCTGTTTTTCGGCTTGGCGCAACTCCGCGGGTGACTTGCCGGCGCGCACGCCCGTCAAAACGTCACAATTGGCCCGACGTGCGTCCGCAAGCGAGAGGTGCGGCCAACGTCCCAAGCACAGCCTACCCGCGCGACGTCGCAACGTGTAGCGCGAATACCATGCCATTCTGCCGGTTGGGTGAACCTCAAGCCACAATCCGGCGCCGTCTGAGATCATTCGGCGCTTGGATTGCGGCTCAAGAGCTTTGATTTTGGCAAGTGTTAAGGGCATTTTCTAGCAGCCTTGTATTCCACGCTGTACACCGTTTCGTTTTTCACGCAAGAAATGTTTTGTTTTGTGTTGCTCTCCATTTTCTGAGAGAGAAAATTGCAATTCACGCAAACTGCGGGAATTCCTTGTGCGCAACACCGTCAAGCCAACAGCCGGCCTCTTTCTTGCCGACGTAGCTCATGCACGTCTCAAGCGGAACGCCACGGGCCTCGGCAATCGCCGGATCGGTTGTGGGCGCCCATTCTCCCCATTGCTTGAAAAAGAACGGAACGCCCGCGGCGGAGCATTGATCTCGTAACAGCCGCGGCCAGGCGGGTTTCATTTCCCTTGCTTCGGGGCCGCCACTCTCACCGCCGGCGATCACCCATCCGATCAACGGCAAGCCATCGAACATGACGGATAGCGGATCGAAATCGCACGCATGGGTTGTGAATCGATTGCCGGCCGGCAAGGGCGCGCTCTGTAGATCAACCGGGCCGGTCAACGGCTCACAACTCACAAAGAACGGCGTGGCACGATAGCGGAACCGAAATTCCATTGCGATGCGGCAACGCTCATTCCACCGCGGTTGATCTTCGGAAGTGAACCCAAGCCGAACATGAGCCGCCACGCGGCAAGCCAATCCGCCGGCAACATCGCTTCCCAATTCTCCGGCCGCTTTGTGAGCAACAGAAATTCAAGGTTCGGGCACGCATCGATCTCCGCCCACAACCGCTCACGCGCGCCGGCAGGCGCCTCACCGTCAAACACATCGGCAAGTGAGGCCACAAACACGCGGCGCCGTTCGCCGGCCAAAATCGCCTTATCGTTCCACTTGCGAAGTTGGCGCCAATTCGCCTCGCTCGTGATCCGCCGCGGCGCGCCTGGCCCCCAACCGTCGACCCATTTCCAATGTTCGTTTTGCCGCGCGGCATAGCAATGCGCACAGCCAGGGGAAACCTTCGTGCATCCAATCCACGGATTGAACGTATGGTCGCACCATTCGATCTTTGTAACTTCGCCCATCACTTCCCCTTGTAGTCAGTGGCGTAAAACCCACTGCCGGTGAATTGCGGCGGAGCCGGAACCGATACGATCCGCTCCGCCACTTCGCCGCATAGATCGCAAGTTGTGTCTTGCACCTTCGGCGCTTTGAACGGGCTGTATAGCCGTTCGCTTATGTGCCCTTTCGGGCATTCAAACTGCAGCAACGGCATGGCGCTTATACCTCCGCCGGCGCGTTGACTTCATCCAAGATGATTGCGCCGATGGGGATTCCTTCGGTGCGGGCGATCTCTTCGTAAACCGCTTTCGCCTGGCCCTCTTCCCATCCCTCCTCGGTGCGAATCATGTGCTTGCCGGTTTGCTCAAGGTATTCGCGCCACACATGGTATGCGCGTTCGTGATCGTGCGGCGCAAGCGGCGATTCCGCGTAAAGCTCCGCAAAACCCTCTAAGAGCTTTTCGAGTTGCTGATAGTCCGAATACGCAACCCACTTACCTGCCGGCGAAAGATTTACGCCGTTTCCCATCCATGCGTGTCTTACTGCTGGTTTCATTGCTTCCCCTTTCAAAACAAACTGATTTGATCTAGCACCGGAACAACCCGCGGCGCATCGAAGAGCGGCGCCGCATCCTCAACGGGTTCGCGCGCGGCCAACTGTTCCAACCGCGCCCAGGCTTGATCCGTGTCAAGGTCCGAGGCGTGATCGATGGCCGCAAGCAACGGCCCGCGCTCTTTCTCCGGGTCAAGCGAAAGCATCCCGCAACACTCCGGGAAGCTGATAAACTCCCGACGTTGCCACTCCGCCTGGCCGGGCCGCGGCAAGTAAGCGTGCGGATCAACCGGCTCCGATCTTGCAATCCAATCGCGGGCCAGAATCGCTTCATCGGTGGGAATCTCCGGCCGGCGCTTACCATCGCGGAGCGGGCCGATCATTGGCTCGGTTGTGCGCGCGTCAAGATACGCCACTTGAATCATGCGGTAAAAAAACCAAAGTGCCGGATGGTACTGAAACTGCCGGCGCGCCGCTTGCCACTTGCTCACATCCAAACTTGATTGCTGTGCCATTGCTTACCTCGGTTTGGTTCCCTTGTAGGAACCTTCCACTTCGTTCACTTCGTCGGCGGTGTGACAATCAACGCCGTTGATTCTGAATTCTCCAAACTGTTCCATGCGCTCATTCACAACGCGCCAGAAATCGGCCACTTGCTCCGCGCGGCGTCTCTTTTCCTGTTCCGCTTCGCGCCGGCGTTGCTGTTTCATTTCCAACGGCTCTAACAGATCACCCAATGCCGGCCACGGTTTCTCAAACTCGCCGCGGCGTTTCTTTGCAACCTTGAGGATCACGGCTTGGATTTCCTCGTCGGGAAATTCGGCGAGGGCCGTGGCGTAAAGCTCAAAGCATTCGCTACTGACTTCGGCGCCGCGGGCCTCAGCAAGCACCATCAGTTGCTTTAGCAGCCATTCGTTCCGCTGCAACACGGGCCGCGTTGAGATTGCCGTCTGTGCGCGCTTGCCCACGATTGCCAACTCCATTGCTCCCCCCGTTCGGCCGGCTTTGGTTTTGCGCGCGGCTCATCCAACTCACGATGAAGCGTTTTATTCCGTTCGGTGTCTTTCGATTCTTCGGATTGGCATCGAGCCAGGCGCCGATCTTGAGTAATTCGGTTAGAACGTTGACCCCAGGAAATGCCGCGGCCCAGGTGAGGCAATCGGCCGGCATCACGGGCCACATGGTTCCGGTGATTAAGGGCAACCAGATTGGATTGCCGTTCGCATCGTTGGCCGGGGCCGGTGGGAGAGCTTCAACAGGAGCAGGGAGATCGAAGATTGTAGGCGTGGCGCTTGCCGCCGCGCTAACGTCTTTAGTCTTTAATATCTCTGTCTCTGTCTCTGTCTCTCTCTCTCTCTCTGTCGTCGCGGCGTTCGTTGCAGGGTTCGTTGCGGCCATCGTTGCGCCGTCGTTACGATCATCGTTACGAGACTCGTTACGATTCTTGTTACGAGCTTCGTTACGGCGCTTGTTAATCTCTTCCATTCGAGCCACGTGCTCAAGGTGACGGCCGTGCGCGTGCTCCCAAAGCTCAAATTGCGTTTTGCTGTACAGCTTGCCGTTGCCATCCGCGGTGAATGATGGCCTTACTTCCGGCGCCACGTGCTCCCACTCCGCGCCAAGCCGGCTTAGTTTAGCGAGTTGCCGATCATCGTCGGGGAGCTTGCCATCTTCGGCTTGAAACTGTTCCATGATGAGGTTGTGATACGCCCGATACGCCGCGTGAGAAAACGTCTGGATTGTGGCCGAACCTTGCCAGGCGTCTATGATGTGCGGATACCAAACCTGCCACTTGCTTGCCATTACGCGGCCATTCCTTTCATTGCCCGGTGCTCTGCCAGGCTTACCATCCGCTCTACCCGATCCGATCTCATCAGGATTTTGTAGAGCTTTTCAATGCGCATGGCGTTGTGAGCGGTAACAAACCGGCATCCGAAAAATTGGATGTACTTGTCGGCGTATCCCAGGCGCATAGCAAGCTCTTGCATTGAATAGCCGGCCGCTAAGAGTCCCTTGATTCGCAAATCGGTTTCCTTTGCGCTCAAGAGTGAGCCGCCAGATCTGGCATCTTCGGTGACCCGCATAATGCGCCGCTCTGTGCTCTCTCGAATGCGCCGTTGCTTGCCGTTCGCAATTTTCATCAACACAAGATCGCTGATTCCGGTTACGGCCGCCACGGCCCTCTTGCCCACGTGCGCTCTGCGTAGCTTGAGCAAATGCGCCCGTGCAAATTCTGCGCTCACCGTCCAATCACACTCGTTGCTTTTCACGCGGGCGCGCCGATCACGCTGTAACACGGCGTATGCGCTCCGGCATTCATCGCAACGGCATCCGCGACGGTAACGCGGTGCGGTTCCGTGGGCCGGCTCCGGGATTGCTACCGAAGGCCGGCCCTTGACGTTGCCAAGTGCCCAGGGCATCGCTATCAGACCCTCATGGGCATAACAACGTATTCAACCGATTCGCCCTCGTGCGGTTGCGCGTGGAAGAGCAATGCGCTGCCGTTGTCTTTCGGCAACACAATGCGGATTTCGCCGGTGATGCGCTTGCAAAGGTTGATGAGGTACGCCGGGTTGGCGCCGATCTTCAACACCTTTTCCGCGCGGCCGGAGCAAGTGACATACTCCTCGGATTCGCCGGCTTGGGAGCTTGACGCCTCAATCGTGATGTGATCGTCGTCGGGTGAGAAGTTGAGCACAACGCGGCAGGTATCGTCGGCCAACAGCGCCGCGCGTTCCACGCTTCCCAACATCTCCGCGGCGTTGACCGTGACGACGGCGCGGTCTTCGGTTTTCGGCAATACCATCTGCCACTTCGGGAAAGTGCCGGCCATGCGCGGGCTTGCCATGAGCACTTTCGTGTCGCCGTCGATCTTGGCGAGGATCGCCTTATCGTTGAAGTAGAGATCGAATCCGCCGTTTTCATCGGTGAGCAACGGCAAGAATGCTTTGATGAGCCGCGTTGGCGCCAGCAGGTTGATCTTTTCGGCCGATGGGATCGTGTACACGGTCATGCTGTGCCCGTTCGTGGAAACGAACTTGAGGGATGTGCCGTCGCCTTCGATCTGCACGCCGTTCAAAGTAAACCGGCCCTCTTCGTTGCTCACCGATCCCAACGCGAACCCAAGCGCACGCGCGAAATCGCCCTGGGTGAGCGTGATGCCATCGACATCGAGCTTGAACGCATCGCATTGCGGCCAATTCGACGCCGCCAAAACCGGAAGCACAGCGCGGGCGCGTCCGCACTTGACCGTGGCGCGCGAGTCTGTTGCGGAGATCGTGACGTCGTCGCCGTCAAGCAACTTCGCCCAGGCGGTGAGCTTATCGGCCGGGATCACAATCGGCGCGGCCGGGCCGCCAAGTTCCTGCATAATCGTGCGGATCGAAAGATCGAGGTTAGACGCCTCAATCGCGAGGCCGGCGTCTTGCTGTTCTATGCGAACGCAAGACAATACCGGAATGGTTGTCTTCGCATCTACCGCCGCGCTAACCACTTTCAGCGCGTGCTTGAGATTTGAAAGTGTGATTGCCGACTTAGCGCCACTCTTCGGCGTTGCGGCCTGTTCGGTTGCTGCAGTCATAAAGCCTTTCTCCTGTCGCTTCGAGGTTGTAAGTTGAGGGTGTGAGCCAGGGCCGGGGCGTTAGCGTCCGCGTGGAGCTTTGCGCACGGCCTTTTTCTGCGGAACGAACACGGCAAGTAAACGCTTGAGGCTTGCCATTGTTTTCTTATCCGCGTGCTCTTTCTTCGCGTTCACAATGTTCCGCTCGATTGCTTCCATGATGTTCTTAGCGGTGCGGCCCCATCCCGGCTTGCGTCCAACGCGCCGCCATAGCGCCGCGCTTGTAAATTCCGCCCGGTTAAGCCAGCAAAGTGAATGAAGATTCTTGCGTGAGAGCGGGCGCCGGCATTGGGATGCTGCGCACCGTAAGGCTTGTGCCTCTGCTCTTGAAACCATTGCCTTCCGATCCTTTCCGATAGTTTAGGGTTGAGGTTAAGGGAGTGTTAGGGTGCAGGTTCACCGCAATTGGTACATGCGTTCCAACTCTGTAACTTCCTTTTGGTTGATCGCTGTGCGCTTGAGATACCGCCCGGCGGTCACTTGCGGGTAACGGTGGAATATCCGCCAGACCCACTTACAAACAACCATCACGCCGATCAAAGCAAACGCGCAAAGCAACATGAAGATCACGCAATCAATCCACGGCGTTGCGATCATTACCGGCCGCCTGTTCTTGAGGTTTGCGCCAGGGCGCGCGCGATGATTACCTCGGCCTCAAGCTCCGCTCCGATCTTGTCTGCAGCGCGCTCCGCTTCGCGGGCCTGAGTAAGTGCCTCGAAGCGCCGGAGAAACTCAACCTCGGCGCGTTGCGCGTCCATCGGGTAGATGTGTTCGGTGAGACGTTCGCCGGGGAATTGCCATTGCCCCGCATCTTCGTCGGGAACGTCCATCAAATCGCGGGCCTCGGTGTTGAGTAAAATGCGATCCGCGTCTTTCACAACCGATGGCATGTGCGGCATAAGATCGAAGTGCGCCGCGATAACTTCCATGAGTTGCGCCTCGAATTGCTTGTAAAGCTGTCCGATGCCGGGCGCGTGCTTCAATGGGCTTGGCACATCGCATAGATATGCCTCGCTGGCATCGTGCAAGAGGCCCCAAAGCGCAACCTCACGGGCAAGGGTCACAACCTCGTGCGGGCGCCCTGCGTGGCGTCTGTCGGCCGCTTCAAACACAAGCGCCGCGGCCTTTTCGCTCACGTGCAAGCTGTGTTCGGCCACGCTGTAAAAGCAATACGTGTGCCCGGTGAACCGGCAAACCAGCGAGAGAGAGTGCGCGATGTCCGCGATGTCAAGCTCGTCGCCCTTCGGAGTAAGAGGCCAGAATTTCCGGCCGGTATAAGTGCGGATGAAGTTATGCTCGGTGCGCATCACGCTCATCGCGCGGGCATCGGGATAAATGAGCGGTGTTACCATTACGCGGCCTTCTTTCTCTGTTGAATTGAACGTCTGAAACCTGCCATAAGTCGGCGTTTGTTTTCGGCCGTCATGGTGCGGCCCCGTGATCCGCGCGTGCTCCGCGTCCGGCCGCCGTAAGAGATCGCCGCAACGTTGTATCCGTTTTCGACGGAGCCGAACAGCCGGATAAACTTGCGTTCAAGCTGGCAAAGCCGGCGTTGATTGGCGCACCGTGCAAGCTCTTCCACTTCAAAAAAGCCAACGCCGAAATACCGCATGGCCTGATAAAGCGGCGTATCGTAGCGCGAAAGCCGCGCCTCGCACCTGTGTTGCTTCCAACGCCGGGCAAGAGTTCCCGTGGTTTTTCCCACGTAGCACTTACCGTTTGCCGTGTTTCGTAGCAGATAAACGATCATGCTGTTTTCCGTTTCGTTCGCGGCCCTCTACAAGCGCCGCCGTTAGGGCCTCGGTTTCAAGCAACAACCGCGGCAAGATGTCGCGGATAGGCATTTCAGGATCGGCCGCGATGGCTGAATCAAAAACGCCGCGGCCGTCTTCATCTGCCTTTGCGCCGGCGCGTACAGCCACAACGATCAACGCGCCCGATCCGCTCCGAATCCACTCGCACGCGCTTGCCAGGCTGTTGAGGCTTGTTAAGTCCCAACCTTTGCCGGTGCTCACGCCGCGGCCTCATTTCCAGGCGTGCATAGGATTGCCGTGGCATTTGTGGTTCCCGTGGGATGCGCGCGGTATTGGTAGAGATTGGAACCGGGCCGCGTTTTCTGGCACTCCACCGTGAAACCCTTGCGCCGCAATTCGCGGACATAAGCACTAATCGCGGTTTCCATGTACCGCGCGCCGAAACGGCGCTTGAGTTCCGTGGCGATCTGCGGCAACGTGCGCCAGGCGCCGTCGCCCATGATGGCCTTTACCTGGCTCCGCGCGCCGCTGATTCGCGCGGCCTCTTCGCGGCTCTCCGGCACGGTTGCCGTTTCGCTGCTCTGTGCCGGTTCATCGAACGCGGCCAGCAAACTGACTTGATCGTTTTTCATTGCTGATTCGCCTTTCTGAGCCGCATCCGGCCGGCCTTGCATGGGCTCGGCCATCCCTTTGTGAAGTGCGGCGGTGTTGAGAGTTGATCGATTGCCCAGGGCGCCAAGTCCGGGCCGGCCAGGCGTGCCACTTCGTCGCGGCGTGCCAATAGTTCTTTGCGCACCGCGAGTGCGGTTTCATTGCGGCAAAACGAAAGCCGCGTGATGGCCGTCGAGGCCATTACCGCTAACCGATGGGAGCTTGAGGGCGGAAGAGGATCGCGGCGCCGTCTCACAGTTGCACCGCCGATTCGGCCGCGTGGCGGTCCATGATCCGTGTGGTTGTTTCGGTGACCCGCTCCAGAGAGGTGCGGGCCGCGCGGGGCCGCGGCTTGAAGAGATCGCTTTCGGCGCCGGGATTGAGAATCAGGTCGCGGCCGTTAAGCTCCGATTGACGGGCAACGGCGTGCGCGCTCTGTTGATGGCAGGTTGCTTTGCGCCACGGCCCTTTGCGGATGCCGGCGCGGCCATTCTCGAAATCGGTGTTGAAGAGGTAAAGCCGCGTGGCGCCGCAATCGAGGCACGTTTGGTGATCGTTGATCGGAAAGCCGGCGCTAAGATGCCGGCAACGGATGAACGGCGTGAGCAACCAAACCGCGGCGTGCGCCAAGACAGAAAAAACGCCCATAGTGGGCGTTTCGGCCGGTGCTCTAAGGTTGTTTGTGAGGGTAGGCACTTGACAATTCCCCTTTGATTTCAGAGAATTGTCGATACCTTGGTAGGCGAGGCGCGGCTTGAACGCGCAACCCCCGGCTTAGAAGGCCGGTGCTCTATCCGATTGAGCTACTCGCCCACGTTTTTTATTGTAGCTGCGTACTGAAAGACGCGCGTGTCGCGGCGGGGGGCACCGTACCCGCGGCGACAGCGCG